GGTTATAGGTTGCTTCTGTCCATGTGTTTGAAGTGCCGCTCAGGTTCTGCGTTATGACGGCATTTCCGTCGCCGTCAATGATAGCAAGTGTGGCTTGTGCGCCGCTTAGGTTTGCACCAACGGCTTTTACCGAAATGTGAACGCTTTGCAGGCGGGTTTCATCAACGGCGAACTCCTGCCAGATCGACTCACCAACCGGAAGAACGGCGACGCCATAATGCTCGTCACCGTCACCGGCTGAATATGACGCACCGCTTGAGGGCGTCCATCCGTTCAGATTATGCAGAAACTTCCCGTTGATCAGACTGTTCCGATCCATTGCTCACCTTGCCTTTTTTGGCAGCCTCTGCCTTTACGCCTGGCTCCGGTTGGGATTTCTTTGTCGGCAGCATTTCCGCCTCGCTCAGCTCTTCGGCGTCCACTGGCATGGGCGTGAACCGCTTTGCAAGCGGGCGGTCAAAACGTTGATTGCCGCCGGATGCAAAATAGGCTTTCTTTTCGTCGGGGCTTGCAAGTCGCCAACCGATGGAGTTTGTGAGACGTTGACGCGCATGTTCTTCGCTCACGACGTGCATAATCCCTTTAGGGTTGACGATCAGATATGACTTTTCGGACATTCAAAACCTTTCTACTAGGCGAAGGTGATGGCTGCAGACGGATAGAGCTTTCCGTCTGGCGCAACAAGGACAAGATAGAACGACTTGGCGGTTGATTCGGTGATGGTGACGTCGATGTCGCCATCCACCTCAGAGACGACCATGCCAGCGACGTTGTTGGTGTGCTCAATGAGCAAGCCGTCGGTTCCGATGGCAATACCGCCGTCAGGAGCGGTTGCAATTGCATCGCCGGTGGCGTTACTGGCGAGATACCACATAAGCGCCACGCGCTCAGCAATATCTCCGCCGTTTTTGCGGTCGGTCAACTGTATGGCGACATTGATCGCGTTTGCCGCTTCAGACCCGATGGTAAACACCGGCTTGATAAGTAGATCGCGGTTATTGTTGAAAGTGGTCATGGGGGAATCCTTCACGGGGCAGGGTCATCCCCTGCCCCGTTGTGCTTGCTTTAGATCTCGTCGGTGGAAACTGCCACGCCGTGGCTATCGCGCATTTCAGCAACACCGTAAAGGGTGTCGATGGTGAACTTCGCGCCAAGATAGTCGGGGTCGTAGGACATGGTCACGCGAAGAGCGACGCCGTCCTCCGCCATCACGCGCTGGACCGCACCCATGCCAGCAGGGGCAACGGGCAACGGGCGATTTGCCATCACGATGGCGTTGCGGTGGAAAAACAGGTTTTTGCACTGTCCGCCTGCAACAGCGATCTTCTGGTCGAGGAACACATCGAAGCCCATGAAACGACCGGTGAACGCGCCGGCAGCCTTGGAGCCGAGCGATTCGGCATAGTCGCGGTTGACGACCTTTTCAATGCCGAGCATTTCATACTCAGCATCTTCGTGCAACACAGCGAATCGGTTTTCGAGCGGGGCTTTCGCGGCATTGAGTAAGCGGCGAGATTCGCGGAAGGTCAACTCGCTCAAACCTGCGGTTGCGTCGATGGTCTGGGAGAGACCGGAATACAGCGCGGCGATGTCGGCGTCGATCTGCTCAGCCAACACAGCCATGGCATCGGCGGCGTACACAGAGAACCAGTCAGGGCGGGCGAATGCCTTGGCGAGGTCTTCGATCAAGAACGAAACTTCCTTGTGCTTGTTCAGCGTCAAGGTATAAACGGCGTCGTCGGGTTGCTGCAGGGTGACGGTGGAGCCGGCGCTCTTGTCATTGACAGAGAGCGAGCCGCCATAAGGGATCTTGACGACGTTACCGTACTGCGCAACTTCGTTCTCGTAATCACGATTGACGAGGCGGGCGAGGACGGTGTTTGCTTTGAGATAACCGAGCGCCTGGGCGGCGACGATGGTCGGGGTACTATCCGCGACCTGTGAGGTGGTGATATTAGCCATTGCATATTCTCCAAATTAGGTTGATGTGTGAATGCACGGCGTTTCGTTTTTAACGTCCTACGCGACGAGCCTATTACTTTGCTTGATTTGCCAGATAGTCCCGAATTTGCTGCGGGGTGGCGTTGGCGAAATCAAAATTCGTGTTTGTTCCGCCTTTGGGCGGCGGGGTGACTCCGCTGGGAGTCTCTTTTTTCATGAAGGCAAGCAGACTGTCGATGTCTTTCGTGATCTCTTCCTCGGTTGCGCCCTGCACCCTGTTCACAAGGTCAACGGGTAAACCTTTTGAGGAAGCCAGCTTCAACTTCATGTTGGTAACTTTTTCGGTGTTCAATTGCGATTGCAGATCCTCATACAATTTCTTGTAATCGCCCTGCTCTTTGAGCCGTTTCTCTTCCTCGACCTTCTGGCGGTCTTGAATTTCCTTGAACTGCTGCTCGAGCGTTTTGTATTTTTCGTTTACCTCTTTGAAACGCTCGTACGGTACGGGCGCGGGTTCTTGCGTTTGCGCCTGCGCCGTCTGTTGTGTCTGCGCTTGCTCGGTCGTGGCTTGGTTCGTGGTTTGGGTTTCTTCTCCCATGCAATACCTTTCTAATCAAGAAGGATAACGATGATGCTGCCGCTTTTGGCGTTTCCGCCCTGGGCGATCACAGCCTTGAGGTCGCCCGCAGCGAGCGGCATGTCATACACGGTCAGCGCGGTGCCATCCGTATTCAGCGCACAGGCAACACGCGGATAAACCATCTGGTCAGTGTCGAAATCGGCTTTCGTCAAAATGGGGATGGACAGATCGGGCGCTTCGCAAGTCAGGGTGATATCAACCCCATTGTCGAAGGTGCCGTCAACCAACTGGACGGCATACACGCGACCGAATACTCGTTCCTCGGTTGCGGTGGCGTTTCCCGACGCATCGGTCGTCAGTGCAAGTTTCACGGCAATCATATAAACTCCAAATAAAAAAAGCCCGCGTGTCTATGAGAGACACAGCGGGCTTAGGGCTCTAGCTGTCTAACGCATCCACCGAGCGCATCGGCGCGAAGGGTGGCACGCGGGTATGAGGTTTTTCCATTTATACCACTATTCCAATTTATTCTCAAGCACCCATACATAACATCAGTACTCATTTGGATCATCAAATAAGTACCAAAACAAAAACACCCTGCCAGCAACAGGGTGTTTTTGTGACAAAGGAGGAGATGAACAACCTTTGTGCGCTACCAGTAAATCGCGGTTGACAGAATGAGGGGTGCACCATGCCAACCACTATTTACATTTTACTGATTTAGATTCGAGTGTCAATAAGCCCAACCGTTCTATTTTGCTTATGAGTTCTCGCGGCGAGGTTGTGTGGTTTGATACCTACTTCCCCCCTTCACCAGCTCATGGCGGTGACGGTAATACCATCGCGAGCAGGCCAGCCGCGCCCGCTCGTATTTGCAATCCTGGTTATCGCATGTAACGCGCTTGCCCTTCGTGGGTCGGTGACAGTATTTGCAGGTCATGTTGTTTCAAGCACCGAAAAGCGCGGCAAGGTGATCGAACCATCCGCTTTTATCTCATGGCGCACGCCGCCTATCTTGTTCTTGCTAACAGGCGCTTTCATCCAGGTGTATGTTGTTTTTGCCTGCCACGATGGCAGAATAATTCCGTGCATCATGCGAAAATCCATTTTCTCGCGGTACACATGCACGTTATAGGTCGGGTTGTGAACGTGTCCGGTGTAAACAATATCAGGCGCAGCGCTTTTATCATTGACAGAATCGAAATAAATATTTTTGAGCCATGACTTTACGGGGTTTCCTTCATTTGCGCCATTGCCCCTGCCTGGGCCATGATGCACAAACCAAGAGGTCACGCCGTTGGTTTTCAGCTCGAGGAAATCCCAACAAAAGAAATCGCCATCCGGCACCGCGTTCATTTCACGCCCGATATAGTTCTCGAACTCGTTGACGTGAACTTGCGTCCCGCGTGTGTAATACAGCTTGTCACCCTTGCGCCAGTCGATCCGCTTTTGGAACTCGACCATCAGCTCAATATGCAGATCGGCTTGTTCAACAGGGTCAAGCGTACAAACGTCACCGCTGTGATGATGGTCGCCGTCTATCGCGTCACCATCATGGATAAGTTCGATAGACTTGCCTTCGCGTTCTGCGAGAACCTTATCAGCAAACCGCTCAAACTCTCCGCGTATTGCGATCTGAATAGAGCGCGGAATATGGGTCGTGTGCTTGCCCTGCCACTGTCGGTTTGGAAATAACGCGTAGTTACTACCGGAATGAAAATCGCTTACAACAACACGCAAAACGTCGTGGGTCGTATT